AAACGTCGTCGATGGCTCTCGCGAGGCGGATACAGTCGGCGGCAATCGCGCCGTCGCAGTTGATCTGGAGTCGCCGCGAGATAAAACCGTGCTCGCCGGAAAGCGCGTATGGCTCAACCTCCGAAGCCGAGATGTAGGTCCACAGCGGCAGCGCATGATCCTTCGGTGCCTCGGCGAAAAACCCGCTGCCGGGCGCAATCGCCGCGACCGCAGGCGAGGCCTGCACGAGCATCACGATTCCCTGTTCGATCATTTGTCGAGCGTTTCCACGCCCTCGCGGATGACTTCGGTGAATGCCTCAAGCGCTGCCTGGCTCGACGAATCGAAACCCGGCCGCATGAACGGCTGCGCTGCGCCGTGCACCGATCCGAACTCGACGAACATGCCCCACGTGCCCGGCGAATCCTTGCCCTTCGACTTGTCCTTCAGCGGGCCGATGGTGACCGTCCCCGATTCCTGCTTCGCCGAGAGAACGATCTTCATTCCGATGGAGTCGCGAAGTTCGCCCGGCTGCCGACGCTTCGTGGCCACCTTCAAAAGCGGCGCGCGGCTCTTCGCGCTGGCGACCATCAAATCGCCCCCGGCCTTCAGTGCCTTGCGGAGTGCTCGCTTTGCGAGTTTCGGACCCGCCTGCGCGAGCGCGTCCTCGACCCCCTTGAGGCCCTGCACTTCAACCCTGATGTCCATTTGTTTGGTGGGCGGGACCGCCCGGCTTCTTACGCGTTCTTGCCGATTGCGAGGCAGTTCAGTTTCAGCACGACGTCGAGTTCGAGAACATTTTCGAGAGACTGGATCAGATACAGGCCGTTCAACGCCTGTACCTGCATGTTGGCGAGAATCCCCGCCTGCCACCAGATCGAGATGATGAGGAAGAGCTGCGTCGTCTCCTGGCCCGACTTGATGACGTCGATTCCGCGGACGGGTTCGATCTTCGCGTAGCAGGTCACCAGCGGAGCCATCGCCACGGTGCTGCCAGAGATATCCGTCGCCGGGACCTGCCCGAGGATGGTGATCTGGTGGCGCATCTCGCCGGAATCCAATGTGGGCCACTTCATCGCGTTCCTTTATCCGACGTGCTTCAGCGTTCCCTGAGAGAGCATCGTGGTGACGCCAAAGGGCAGTTCGCGTGTGGGATCGAAGTTCTTTTCAAACGGCAGCCTGCCGGTAAACCAGTCGTTAATCAGCCGCTTCATCCCGACCTTGATGGTTCTCCCGTCGGCCTGCCAGAACACGGAGCCATTGGCGAAGCCGCTGGTGTAGCGGATGAGGATCGCGGAGGAAGGCCACGGCGTGAAGACCTTCCACATGCTGTTGTATGGAGGAGCAACAAGGCCGGGGCTCTTCCTCGTATCAACGATGAAGTCGGTATCTTCGACCAGCGTCGTGTAGTCTCCCGTCGAGTCGCGCAGCGTGAACAGGTCCACCGAGACCAGCGGCGCCCGCAATTTGATGAAGTAGTCGAGCCAGAAATCAAGCGACAGGTCCCACTGCTTCTGCACCAGGTCGCGGCCCTGCATATACTCGGCCTGGACGCGCGCGGCAGCGATCAGTTCGGTGATCAAATCGTCTTCGTCGGGATCGGTCGGCGACCGGGCCGGCAGCTTGAGAAACGACTTCACCTCGCCGAGGGTGAAGGGCTCCACGAACGATTGCGCCGGCGAGGACTCGGTGAGTGCAAGGCTCCCGTAGCTCTCCAGCCAGCCATAGAGGCCTCCGTTTGGTCCGTAAATGCCCGAGCCTATGCCACCGAATTGCATCTTGTTTTCCTTCGCGGCCCCGGTCTCCGGAGCCGCGATATCAGCGCGACAGTTAAGCTGCGGCTACGGCGACCGTAGGCGAAGCCTTCAGGAGGAAAGCTGCGTTCTGGATCACGGTATTCAGTAGGAGAGTGGCTGCAGCCGGGGCATGGTTCTTGGCGAGAATCGCGCTGCCGAGATTGAGCGCGACGTTGCCGGGAGTCTGGCCTGCGCCGAGAGCCGTGATGGTGGGGAGCGCGTACTTGGTCGCGATGGTGTTGAACTCGTCAAGCGTCTTGTTAGGCGCCAGCGCGTCGATCTCCGAGACGATTCCCATCGCGGCGGGCATCAGCGTAACGACCTCGGCCTCAGCCGCCTTGACTTTTGGCGACGCAAAAAAGCCTTTAAAATTCGCGAACAGGTGGGTAAGCCAACTCTGCATGATTTGTTTCTCTTCTTTCCGCTCCGGTTGTTGGGAGCGCTTCGTAACTGTGACGGGGGGCGTCACGCCCGGCCAAGATCAGCCTGGCCACTTCTGGAGCGTCGCTGGATCGCGGACCCAGGCTTGCGTCTGAGCCAGGTGGTCGTACTGGACGTGCCAGCTCATTGCTCGCTCCAGCGGGTCGAACCGAGGCATACGCTCCTGGAGTACTTTGCGCGCGCCCTGCTCCGACGACCGGATGGGGTAGTGCTTCAATATCAGCGGCTCCGGGCAAACGCTCCGGCCTTCGAACTGCGCCTGGTGCCCGCCACTCGCAGCGAGTGAAACGCCGCCCTGATTCTTCCAGGCCTTGATGTGCGGAAGCCTGTTGTCCACGCCGTCGTCCGAGTAGTAGCGGAAGTGCGCCTCGGGGTTGCCCGTGTAAAGCTCATCGACCGGGTGAAAACAAAACACCCTGTGGTCTGCTGCGTTATAGCCGTTCCGGTCCATCCGTCGGAACGCTTCGAGAAGTGACTCGCCCGGCCGCGGGCTTCGCCGGATCTCGTCGGCGTCATGATGAATGCACCACGAAGCCCGCGAGGCCTTCGCCAGCACTTCGACCCGCTGGAGAAGCCGGCGCCATCGGTATGTGCCTCCGTCGCCCTCGGCGGGGAACTGCTCGAACCCGGCCAGCGGGAACTGCTGGGCGATCTTGTCGCTGCCGTCCGTGGACCAGTTGTCGATGACGTGCACATCGACGCCCTGGCTGAGCAGGTGCTTCAGCGCCCACGGCAGGATGTCGGCTTCGTTGAAGACGCACATGAAGGCCGTCGCTGTAAACTCAGAACTTTCCAACTTGCGCGCCCTCCAACGCTCCCCACTTCGCCGCGAAGAGCTTGAGGTTGGGCTGGTAGTTCCCTCCGAGGAATCGGCCTCGGTACGTGCTCTTGAGAGTTGAGTGGTCGACGAAGCAGCCATCGAAGATCCCGATTTTCAAGCCTGCCCTTCGGACCCGCAGGCAGTAATCGTCGTCGTCGCAGCCGTACCCGACGAACTGCTCATCGAGAAGGCCGACAGCCTCAAGCGTGCGCCGCGGGACAAAGACGCAGACGAAGCAGACCATCCGGGGCTCGTCGCGCACGCCGAGTTTGTTCTGCGGCCACTGCCTCCGGTTGCCGACGTTATTGCAGGTGGCGGCGATGAGGCCATACTCGGGATGGGCTGTAGCCACCCGCTGCATGGCGGTGAACCCGTGTGGCGTCTTGAGCATCGCGTCGTCGTTGAGCAAGATCACGTCGCCCGCCGCTGCCCGGATTCCGATGTTGATGTTGCGCGCGAACACGAATGGCTTTACGCCCATCTGCCAGTCGACAGGCTCATCGCACGGGAGTAAAAAGCGGGCGGGGCCGTCGAAATCGTCGACGACGATCACCTTTGCCGTCTCGCCAGCCGCGCGGATCGCCCGGACGGACGCGCCGAGGTTTGCATCCGTCTTGCTCGGAATGATGATCGAAAGTGAGTTCATAAGCCTTCAAATGCTTAAACGTTGATAGCCGTCCACGCCGCGCCCATCTTGCGCGGGCTGGTATTGCCCCGGTGAATCGTTGCGTGCATCAACTCCCCGGCGTCTGCCGTCACCAGTTCGCCCGCCGCGCTGGCCACAGCCACGAACTGGTTGTCTTCGCCGATCTGCACGGAGCGGAACCGATTCCGCTTCCACCATTCGCGGCGGTAAACGAGCGATGTGCCCACGGAATAGTTGGGCGTTCCGCTGTATTGCCACCAGCGCTCTCCATCGGTGAACCGAATCGAGTGGTAACCGGTGACGCTCTTGCCGGTCTCCTCCAGTCGCTTGAGCTGGTCGGCCAGCCGACCAGGCGCCGAATGGTCGTCGTCATCCCAATGGGCGATGAATTCTCCGGCCGATCGTTCGCAGCCGAAGTTGCGCTTGTCGCCGATTCCCGGGTGGCCTGCGAGATGGATCAGGCGGATGCGGCCGTCGTCAGGAACGAGATCCCGTACGTCCGCTCCGTCCGACAGAATGAGCAGCTCCGCGTTGCTCGTCTGCTGCTGGAGGAAACACGCAATCGCCTTGGGAAGCCACTGTCTCCGGTCGCGCGTCAGACACAGGCACGTGACGAAAGGGTTGCCGCGGGCTTACCTGGGGAGCTTCGTGCGGCACGATGACCTTGGTTTCGTACTTCACGGCGGGCGATCCCGGCTTTCGGACAAACCCCGCGCGGAGGAGTTCGATGGCGGTTGAATCTTCGCACTCGAACTCCTCTCCCGCGAGAACCGTTCCGTAAGCGCCCGTGAGCTGATTGCTGAGGCACACGAGTCGCAAAGGATTACACCTTCCCGTGAGCGGCGGGCAGATCCACCAGCGGAGCCGGGCCCGCTTTGGCGGGATCGTGGCTCTTGGCCGGATCGTGGTCGGCGTACGGGCCACCATGGCCAGCAGCAACCTCGTCCAGAATCTCTTCCCGCTTTGCCTTCAGGTCGGCCGCGGTCGGCTGTTTGTCAACGACGGGAGGTCCCGGATCGACGCCGGCGGGCCCGCCCGTAAGAACCTGCTCGGCAGGAATTGTCTGCTTCTGGCCCAGGTGATGTTTGGAGTGAAGCTCCTGGTCCTGTTTCAAATCGAACGGCTCATGGCTGTTGGGGATCGCGCCGCCGC